ATAGAAACAGAAACCGAATATTTAGGTTTAGACTATAATGGTGTATTAGCTGTAGCTGTAAAAGCAATCCAAGAACTAAAAGCAGAAAACGACACACTAAAAGAAATATTACAACGTAACAATATACAATAATGAAAATAATAGGCGCCAATATAACAGGCTCATTTATACTAAATGGAGTAGACGTAACAACAACAGTACAATCATCTAGCATATGGTCTGGATCTGTAGCATCAAGCATTAATAGTTTAAATGTAGCAACATCCTCCATCAACTCATCAATTTCATCATTGAATGCTGCAACATCGTCTCTATATACAGCTACATCATCGATTAATAGTTCTATTACATCATTAAATGCTACAACTGCCTCTTTAAATACAACAACAGCCTCTATTAATTTATCGATAGGATCGCTAAATGCTACAACTGCCTCTTTAAATACAACAACAGCCTCTATTAATTTATCGATAGGATCGCTAAATGCTACAACTGCCTCTTTAAACACGATAACATCTAGTTTAAATAGTTCTGTTACAGCATTAAATGCTACAACATCCTCTTTATTAAGCTTTACTTCATCACAAGCATCATTAAATAGTGCTTTTGCAACAACAGGCTCAAATACATTTAATGGTACTCAAACATTATCTGGATCTCTTTTAACTTCAGGATCTATTACAGCAACAGGAACTATAACTGCACAAACGTTAGTTGTACAAACTGTAACATCTAGTGTTAGTTTTATAACTGGCTCTACAAAATTTGGATCGTTAGGTATTAATAGTCATCAATTTACTGGTTCATTAAGTGTAACTGGTTCTTTAAGTTCAACTTCATTAACAGGTTCTATTGCATATTCAAATTTAACAGGTGTACCTACATTAGTTTCAGGCTCATCTCAGATTATATACTCAAGCATTAGTTCAATACCTGCTGGTATTGTTTCAGGTTCAGCTCAAGTAACATTTGGTTCAATATCAAGTATTCCATCAGGTTTAGTATCAGGTTCTTCACAAGTATCGATTGCTAGTACAACAGGATTTGGAACATATATTAATCAAGCCTTATTAACAACATCAACACCAACATTTTCAACAGTAAGTGCAACAACATTTACAGGTGCATTAAGTGGTAATGCCACAACAGTAACAAACGGAGTTTATACTAATGCTAGTCAAAATAATCTTAGTGGTGTTTTTAATTTTGGCTCATCTGGTGCTACTCCTTATAATAATCCAACAGGAACTAGTAATGGTATTTCATTTGGTGGTATAGAAGCTTCCTCATTAAGAACTTATGGTATATTTACTGAACAGGAAAACGTTGGTGGAAACTATTCTAAACTAACAATAAACTATCACACAGGTGTTCGAATAGGTGCATCTACCAGTTATGGTGGTACAAGATTTTATAATAACTTTGCTGGAGGTGCTGGAGGAGGTACTGAAATATTTTCAGTAGGTAACGGAGATAATCATGTTAGAGTAGCAAATAATTTATATGTTACAGGAACTATAGGTGGAAGTAATTTATCAGGTACTAACACAGGTGACCAAACAAATATTAGTGGTAATGCTGCAACGGCAACGCTAGCTACAACAGCAACAGCAGCAGCAGGTGCAACATTTCAAACTCAAAACAATGCTACATGGGCGGCTAGAATACAATTAGGTGGTAATGGCGATCCAGGAGCTGTTACTAATGTCGCTGTTGTTCAAGCTACAGACGGAAATTTACATATAGATTGTGGTACTGGTAAAAGTACATATATAAATTATTATCGTAATGGTATAATATATTTAAATGGAGCTACATATTATATTAGTTCTAATGGCTCACAATATAATGGTAATGCAGCAACAACATCCCAAACAGCTTTTAGTACTTTAACAGTTAATAGTAATACAACAACAGGTACTGCAGCAGGTGTTGTAAATTTAGGAACAACAGGTGATCCGTCCGATAATGCTAATTCAAGTGTAATTGGTTTAACGTGGGGATTAAGAGGAGATAGTAGTCCATACTATATAGTTCGCTCTAACAGAATGACTTATGGATCTTATACTTACAACAGATTAGATTTATCATGGCATACTGGGCTTCAAATGGGAGCTGCCACAGCATATGGTGGAACTAGAATCTATAACAATTCTACATTTATTGGAACACAAATAGTATCTATTGGTGATGGTGATAATAAATTAAGATGTACAGATGATATAATAGCTTATGCTTCTGACAAACGTTTAAAAGAAAATATTACTAATATTCCAAATGCTTTAGATAAAGTTTTAAAAATAAATGGTGTTTATTTTGACTGGAAAGATAAAACTAAAGAACTAGGATTTTTCCCCTCGCAAAAGAATGATGTGGGAGTTATAGCTCAAGAAATTCAAGCTATATTACCTGAAGTTGTAACATTAGCTCCGTTTGATTATGAATTAGGAAAATCAAAATCCGGTGAAAATTACTTAACTGTAAAATACGATAAAATAGTACCATTACTAATTGAAGCAATTAAAGAACAACAAACACAAATCGAAGAACTTAAAACCATAATCAATGGCCTTACCAAGTAGTGGACCTTTAAGTATATCAGCAATCAGAACTGAATTAGGTACAGCAGATGGTAGTTTACGTGCACTAAGTGCATTAGCTGGATTTAGTACACCCGATGCAATGAGCGAATTTTATGGATATAGTGCAGGAGGATCTTATTACAAATATGGCTCTCCATTCATGTTATTTGATTTTGCATCTACTACAGATTACTCTAATTCAGGAACAGCAATTAAAGATTTAAGTGGAAACGCAAATGATGGTGTGTTTGTAACAGGTACTGGTAAAGGAAGCCCAACAACTATAAATGGATATAGCTCTACAGCTCCAGGCACATTAAATTTAGCTAATGGAGGTGGAGCACAATATTCAGTAAGATTAGTAAATACAGCTCATTTTACAGGAACACAAGCTCACACTATGGTAGCTTGGCTTAAATTATCTTCACATGGTGGTGGTGGTTACCCAGGGATATTTTCTTCAGATCAAAATCCATATGGTTGGGAAATTAATATATCAAATGAATCTCCTAAAAGATTCTTTGTAGAACGTTTTGGAGCAGGAGCAGTAATATCAGACTTTGGTAGTACACTTCCTGCTTTTGCTTATAATACTTGGTATATGACATCATTGAGATATAATGGTAGCGTTTGTTCAACAGATATTTATATGGGTGGTACTAGATATACAAATTCTGCTACAATAGGTGGAATATCAACTCAAGATGCATATGGTCCTTCTATGGGACTAAGATACAATAACTGGATAGATGGATATTATGGTTATGCTGCTGGTTATACATCAGACATTGGAACTACAGGTATAGATGCAATTTATAACGCTACTAAAGCAAGATACGGATATTAAAAATAATAATATGATAACAATTAATTTAAACACTTTTAAAAACGCAATTAAGTTATTTGCAGCTATTGCATTAACTTACTTATTACTTAATTTAGCTAGCCAATCACGCATATCTGTGCCTACTACTTATAAAATAGCAACAGAAGATTCAGTAATAGAAAACTTCTACCCATAAGCTTGGTTGTCTCATATCTTTTGTATATATTTATATCAAACAAATAAATAAAAAATATGTTATTATTAATTTCAATCATTGTTATTGCTGTAGTAGTTGCTCTAGTATATAACAACAACAAGAAAAAAATCGCCGAAACTATTGAAAAAGTTGAAGCAACAATCGCCCCAGCAGTTAAAGAAGTTAAAGAAGTAGTTGCTAAAGCTGAAACAGAAATCGCCAAAGCAAAAACTTCAAAAACAAACGCTCCTAAAAAAACAAAGAAGTAATTTATGGAAAAAATCAGTTTAAAATTATTTGAATTCTACAATCTAGATTCAGAATTAAACGGTGTTACGAACCAACAAACCGGCGAGAAAGTTTCTGCTGGTTTATTAGCTGAAAAGTTAAAGTTAGCCGACAAATATTGGTTAACAGAACTTGCTAAAAAAGCAACCGCTGAAAAAGCTGCTGTTGAGTCTTTAAAAGAAGAATTAATCAAGAAGCATGGCGAAGCTGACGAAACAGGTAACATCAGCATCCCAATGTACATCGACATCGTTAAAGATGAAGAAGGTAAAATTGTAGATGGTAAAAACAATCCAAAGTTCATTGAGTTCCAAAACGAATTCAATCTATTGTTACAAGAAGAAAAGGAATTAGAATACAAACCATTCCAACTTAGTGCATTAGAAAACATTGAGTCAGATGGTAACTATCCTACATTCTTCAAATTAATAGAAGTAGGTGAATAAATTAGTTGAAATAGCGAAGGCGTGGATGGCTGCGGCCAATCCAACGCCTGAGCAAAAACTAATAGCTGAATATAGGGCAAGCGTCTGCGATGATTGCTCGAAAAAAGCTCACAATGAAACAATTGACTTGTATTATTGTGCGGAATGTGGATGTCCACTAAATAAAAAAATATTTTCGCCTGTTGAAGGCCCTAAAGCTTGCCCATTAGCTAAATGGGAAAAATAAGTTATGGCACAATTAACTCCAGAAGAATTACAGTCTATTAAAGACTTGCAAACTAAGTATGACCAAACCGTGTTCGAGTTAGGTTCATTAGAAGCTCAATTGATCGTATTTGAAACACAAATCGATAAGCTTAAAGAAGATAAACGAGGTTTAGTATCCGATCTTAACTCATTAGGTAAGAAAGAAGCGGAACTAATCAAAACGCTTCAAGAAAAATACGGCGAAGGCGCATTAAATCCTGAAACCGGAGAAATCACAGCTAACCAATAATAGCTCCTGCGGTTTATAGTTGTTTTTTGATATTTATTATTAGGTCAATCCTATTAAATTTTCAAAAACAATAATATAAAATGGCAGAAAAGATTTTATCTCCTGGTGTATTCCAAAACGAATCTGACCAATCATTAGTTCAAAGAGGTATTCAAGGTACATCAACAGCAATCGTTGGCCCTACAGTGTTAGGTCAACCATTCGTTCCTACCTATGTTACTTCTTACAGTGAGTATACGTCAAAGTTTGGAGAATCATTTAAAAGTGGTAGTTACTACTACGAATATTTCACATCTTTAGCCGCTAAGGATTTTTTCCAAAACGGTGGACAGACATTATTAGTAACTAGAATTATATCTAGTGGTAGCGCTAATATGAGTACTTACGCTAGCGCAACTATTCCAGCTGCAGTTAATACTACATTATCATCTTCATTCTTGATTGAAACATTATCTTGGGGTGATACAATGAACAACACATCTAGTATGTCTAGTGGTTCATTAGCAAGTGGTAGTACAGCTAACGTACGTTGGGAAGTTACACAAGTAAACACAGGTAGCGGTACATTTACATTAGCTGTTCGCGCAGGTAATGATAATGCAGCTCAACCTACTTACTTAGAAACTTTCATTAACTTATCATTAGATCCAGCTCAACCTAACTTTATCTCTAGAGTAATTGGTGATAATAAACCAGTTTACGCTTTAGATAGCGACGGTACTCCAATGATTACTACTACTGGTTCTTACGCTAATGCTTCTAGATATATTCGTATTAAATCTGTAACTAACCCTTCAATTGATTCAATAGACAATAACGGTGCTTATAAAGGACTTCAATATAGTGGTTCATTACCTGTTGTAGGTAGTGGTTCTTATGGTGGTTCATTCGCAGGTGGTGTTGCTGCAACATCAGCTACTCAATTAATGAATGAAAATATAACAACATCAAATGTACAAGGATTTGCTCCTGCTGATTATACAGCTGCATTTACTTTATTAAATAACAGTGATGACTATCAATTTAATGTATTATTAGCTCCAGGTGTTAGCTTGGGTAATAGTGCAGTATCAAGTATGATTTCTACTTGCGAAGGTAGAGGTGATGCTATTGCAATGGTAGATACAGCATTATATGGTTCAACAGTTACAGCTGCTGGCACAGCCGCTGCTGGTCAATCTAGTAACTACGCTGCTACTTACTGGCCTTGGATTCAATTAAACTCATCGGCATTAGGAAAAGCAGTATGGGCTCCAGCTTCAACTGTAATGGCAGGTGTATTAGCATTCAACGATCAAGTTGGTGCTGAATGGTTCGCTCCAGCAGGTTTAAACCGTGGTGGTGTTCCAAATGTACTTAAAGCTGAAAGAAAATTATCTCAAAACGATCGTGATGTATTATATGCTGCAAATGTTAACCCATTAGCTACATTCCCAGGAAATGGTGTTGTAGTATTTGGTCAAAAGACATTACAACGTAAAGCAACAGCTTTAGATAGAGTAAATGTTCGTCGTTTATTAATCTCATTAAAAGGATTTATTGGTCAAGTAGCTAATAACTTAGTATTTGAACAAAACACAACAATAACTCGTAATAGATTCTTATCTCAAGTTAACCCTTACTTAGATTCAGTAGTACAAAAACAAGGTTTATATGCTTACAAAGTTGTAATGGATGAAACAAACAACACAGCTGATGTAATCGATAGAAACCAATTAGTAGGTCAAATTTATATTCAACCAACTAAGACAGCTGAATTTATTGTATTAAACTTCAACGTATTACCTACCGGCGCTACATTCCCTGCATAAGGGGATGTGGTTCCTAATATTTATTAATAGCAATTAAATTAACATAAAATGGCTGTAATTAGCACAAATGAAATAATGTTTACCGCTTTTGAACCAAAAGTTCAGAATCGTTTCATTATGTATATTGACGGTATCCCCGCATACTTAATTAAGAAAGCATCTGCTCCTGGATTTGAAGCTGGTGAAATTATCTTAGATCATATTAACGTTTATCGTAAAGTAAAAGGTAAAGTTCGTTGGAACGATATGACTTTAGAATTATACGATCCCGTTACTCCATCTGGTGCTCAATCAGTAATGGAATGGGCTCGTTTGGCTCACGAATCAGTAACAGGCCGTGATGGTTATTCTGATTTTTATAAGAAAAGTATCACTCTAGATATTTTAGGTCCAGTAGGTGATGTAGTAGGTGAGTGGATTATCAATGGTGCTTATGTTAAAACAGCAACATTTGGTGACTACGATTGGAGCTCAGACGCTGCAATTAGCTTATCAGTTACAATCGCTATGGATTACTGCGTATTAAATTTCTAAGAACTTATCAATATTTTTAATTGAGGGTATTTGCTTTTGGCAAATGCCCTCTTTTTTCGTATATTTATATATATAAAACATATAAAATAAGTTTATGGCAGAATTAAAGTTCCCAAGCGAAACGATATCGTTACCTTCAAAAGGTTTACTGTATCCAAAAGAATCACCACTATCATCTGGTACTATTGAAATGAAGTATATGACAGCAAAAGAAGAAGATATTCTTTCTAATGCTAACTTTATTCAAAATGGTACTGTAATTGATAAATTATTACAGTCGTTAATCATTACTAAAGTTAATTTTGACGATATTTTAATTGGCGATAAAAATGCAATTTTAATTGCGGCTCGTATTTTAGGATATGGTAAAGATTATACTGTTGATTATAATGGTCAAAAAGAAATTATTGATTTAACATTACTAAAAGAAAAAGAATTAGACGAAACATTATATAGTAATGGCAATGAATTTTCATTTACTTCTCCAAAAACAAACACCTTACTAACATTTAAACTGTTAACACATGGAGATGAAAAGAAAATTGATGCTGAACTTAAAGGATTAAAAAAAGTAAATCCAAACGGTTCATACGATGTTACAACACGTTTAAAATACATTATAACTTCAGTTAATGGAGACTATGAACAAAAAACAATACGCGATTTTGTTGACAATTACCTATTAGCCCCAGACGCTAGATCACTACGTGAATATTACGCTAAAGTCCAACCAGATATTGAAATGAAATTTACCCCTAACAGTGAAAATTACGAAGGGGAGGGCGTATCATTTTCGCCATCACTTAACTTTTTTTGGCCTGACTCCGGAGTATAGACCTATTTTGTTTAAGCAAATACATGAAATTGTATTTAACAGTAATGGTGGATATGATTGGGAAACTGTATATCATATGCCTTTATGGTTACGTAGAACTACATGGAATTTGATGCAAGCTCATTATGATGCTCAAAAAGCAGCTAATGAAAATCAACAAAACATGTTAAGTAATAGTAACAAATCACAAGGAGTAGCTAAACCAAACATCACTACAACTCCTAATTATACAGTAAAGGCGCCTAAAAAATAGGCGCTTTTAATATTTATATGCATGAATTCATTTATCCCTCGTTTATTTTATTTTCCAACACCTACATCGGGTGGCCCCACAGCGGATGATGTAAGAAATGCAGATGCATTGGGCGACGCGGAAAAAAGAAGAAATGAAATTTTAACAGAACGATTAGATTTAGAAAGACAACTATACAAATTTGAAAGTGATATCACTAAGCAAATAAGTAAGCGTATTCAATTAGATGCTACTGTAAGAGAAAATCTTAATGCTACTAAAGATATTGAAAAGAGTATTTTAAAAAATGCCCAAACAGCCGCTGTAATTCGAGACAGAATAAAAAACTTAGGAAGTGATGCTGCTAAGCAAGCTGCTGCTGAGATAAGTAATTTAAAAAAGCAAATTAATGCTACTACAGATTTAGCTAAGCAAGAAGAATATTATGTTAAATTACGTGAATTAAGTAATGTAGAAGGAGCATATCAACTTTCTATATTAAATGATCAATTAGATGTTTTAAAAGAAGAAAATAAAGAATTTGAAGATATATTAGAAGAATCTAAAAAATTAGATAGAGGTATATTCAATATTACTGGAAATATAGTAGCGGCTCTTCCTGGATTAGGTAAGTTTTCTCAAACCTTTAAAGAGGCTGCTATGGAATCTAGAAAAGCAGGTGGAGGAATGGCTGGTTTTGTAGCAGGTGCTAAAAAAATAGTTGACTTAGCTCCTGAAGCTGTCTTTATTATGCTAGCAAAATCAATCTTGCAAGCAAATTCAGAAACAGCATCATTAGGAAAACAACTAGGAGTAAGCTACGGTGAAGCAAGAAAATTAAGACAAGAATATGCTACATACTCAGCATCAGTAAATGATGCTTTTGTTACTACAACTAGATTAGTAAAAGCCCAATCAGATTTATCTCAATCTTTAGGAATAGCAGTACAATTTAGCGGACAAGAATTAGCTACTTTTGCTAAATTAACAGAAGTAGTAGGTTTAACAGCAGATGAAGCAGGTAGACTAACGCAATTCTCAGCAGCTGCCGGTACAACAAATACTAAATATGTAGCTGATCTTCGTAAAGCAGCTTTTTACTCTCAACAAGCAAACGGTATTCATATTAGTGATAAGCAATTATTACAAGATGTATCTAAGCTAAGTGCAGGTATATTAGTTAAATTTCAGAATAATCCTAAAGCATTAGCCGAAGCAGTAGTACAAGCTAAGAAATTTGGTTTAACTTTAGAACAAATAAACAAATCAGGAGACTCAATGTTAGATTGGGAATCCTCAATTGAAAATGAACTTAAAGCAGAATTAATAACAGGTAAGCAACTAAATTTTGAAAGAGCAAGAGCAGCAGCATTAACTGGTGATCAAGCTACATTAATGCAAGAAGTAGCATCTCAAGCAGGCTCATTAGAAGAATTTAGTAACATGAACGTCATTGCTCAAAAATCATTAGCAGAAGCTTTTGGTATGAGTAGAGAAGAAATGTCTGATATGTTATTAAAACAAGAAGCTATTAATAGCTATGGATCTAAAGCACAAGATTTAAACGCCCAACAACTTAAAGACTTAAAAGATTCAGGATTAAGCTTAGATGATTACCTTAAAAAACAAGACGAACAAAGAAGTGCTCAGGAAAGTTTTAATGATGCTGTTTTAAAACTACAAACCTTATTAAGTGGACTAGTTGAAGGTCCAGTAGGTCAATTACTACAAGGATTTGCTACTTTAATAGACCACGCTTTAGTTTTATATCCTATAGTAGGAGCTATTGCAGGTTTAGTTGCAGGAAAAATGGTAATGGGTATTTTTAATTTTGGAAAAGGCCTTGTAGCCGCTATTCCAAAATTAGCAACTATGGTTGGTTTATCATCAGCAAAAGCAGTAGCCGAAATTACAGCAGCTGAAGCTGTATCATTAGGTTTAGCTACTATTGGAATTGTAGCAGGTATAGCAACTGCTGTAGCAGCAATGAATAGTGCTAAAAGCGAATCAAGTACTCCTAAATTTGCTAAGGGTGGTATCGTAACAAGCGAAGTTAATAATGCAACTATTGGTGAGGCAGGTCCGGAAGCCATCATACCATTAAATTCAGCAAAAGCTAACGGAATGTTAGGTGGGTTTGATATATCGCCTTTAGTGTCCGCAATCAACGAAGTAAGAAACGCAGTGAACGCGCTAGCTAATAAACCACAACCAGCAATGGCATTACACGTAGGCCCAGAAAAATTAGGCGAAATCGTTGGAAGACAAGCAGAAACAGGCACTAATCAATATCAAAACGCATATAGACTAGCATAACAATCAAATATTTATACGAAATAATTAAATAATTTAAAGACATGGCATTACAAGACAAATTAAAAGATAGCGGTTTAAGCTTAGCAGGTAACGGATTTGATCCACAATTAAAAACACCATCTTGGGGATATAAAAATCCAACAGTTGACCCAGTAACATTAAACCCATTAAATCCAAAACTTAGTGGATTACAAAATACATTTGATGTAGACGGTAAACCAAAAGTTAGTGTGGTTAATTTTAACAAATCACCATACCCTAACTACTTACCTGGAGAATCTATTTTAGATGAATTAGATGCTTCTCCATTAGCTCCTAAAAACACTAGAGCTGGTGAGAAAGGATCTGTAGTATCACAAATATACAAATCATCTACAGGTAAAAAATACACAGACTTAGGACCAAAAGACGGACGTTACTAAATAACAATAAATGCCATTAATAGACTTACAAACAGACTTAAAATCACTTAAGTATGGTAAGGATCGTATCAATGAGGGAAGCAGTGGCCAACCTTACATAACAACCGATCCTGACGGCAATACTAGTTTATCTCTTGGCACTGCCAATATAGTTGGCGGCGTTCTTCGTTTATTGGGTGTTAACCAAGTCCCATTAATCCCAAATGTATCTACTCAATTAAGTAGAAGTAAGGCAGGTCGATTTGTTAATCAAGTACTAGGAACAGATGATTTTATTAGAGGAGGAGCCATAGGTTCAGCTCAAGCTGCTGTTAACGATACTTTTCGTATAGGAGCTTTTCTTACATCATTACCTAGAGGTCCTATATTCATTGCAAAGCAAGTTGGATTACAACTATCAAATCCAAAATTGGAAGTTAAAAAAGGAGGGACTGCCTTTGTAGGTGGTATTCTTAAGGCAATTTTTACTGCTAGTCCTGCTCAAGCGTTAAGCTCAGTTACGGGTGGTCTTTTAAGCCCTACTCGTGTTTATAATTTAGGTATTAATACATTAGCTCAAGTTCCAGCAAACGCATTTGGTATTCATTTTAGTAGACATGGTTTATTACCTATACAAGATGAAGAAACTAAATATGAAAAAGTAGTTGCTTATAATAATAGAGATGATTCTTCTAACAATAGATTAGTAGGTTTAGCAAAAAATTTTAAATTAGGAGACCGTGCATATGAAGTTACTGATAATTATAATGAATCAAGAAGAAAAATTAATGATTTAAATAGAAAGGCATCAAAACAATGGAGAAGTGAAAAGAGACAATATAGAAAAGACTTAAGAAAAGAAAAAAACAATGCTAATAATGCTATTTCAAATGCAAATTCAGCAGCTCTTGAACAATCACTAATAGGAACAGGATTGGATGAAGGAATTGGCCAAGGCTCTCCAATAGTTACACCTAAAAACCCAGGTAAAAAACCTACCAAAATTCAATTTAACCCAGCAGAACTTCAAATTGATAATTATCTAGGAGGACCTGGATCTACATACGGTGTTGGTTGGACATTACTTAAAAGATATAGTTTTACAGAAGATTTTGCAAAATACTATCAGGCTATAGGAAATAGTGAATTATATGCTGGTAAATCTAGACTTGATGGAAATGTAATTGATTATACTGTAGGTCTAAGTACAGAAGATAAAATTAATATTTCCTCTTACCCAGGATTACCAACAATAGATAAACCAACACTTACAGTTGCTTTAGCTCAGGGAATAAATCAAACTTATACTGAATTACAATCAAAAATCAAAACAACAACAACCTTAACCCAATCAGGATCATATACTGGTACTTATACAACATCTACAATTTCACAATCAATTACAACAGATAATCCTCAAGTAAATAGAGGAGCAACTGATTTTAAATACTATGGTTCTGGCTCAGTATCAATAACCGGAAGTAAACAAACATATACTAATAGTGATGTTTTTAAAAGAGAGGACGCTGGTATTATGAGTGTAGTATTTAGGGGAGTTAATCCATTTGGCGAACCAATAGCAGATCCTGCTAGACCTGGTGTAAATAAAAATGAAGATAGATGGATTTTCAATGCCTATATGTCAGGTTATAAAGATAATTTTGATGCTACTTGGAATGACGTTAATTATGCAGGTAGAGCAGAAAGTTTCTATATATATAATAAATTTAAACGTACAGTAAATTTTAATTTAAAAATACCTTGTTTTAATAAAAAACAGCTATTTGAAAAACATAGAGCATTAGGCCAATTAGCATCCACAACTGCTGGTAGTTATAATAATAATTTATTAGGTGGTGTTTTACTTAGAGTAAATTTAGGTAATTACTTAAAGGGTGAATATGCTATTTTAAATAATCTAAGCTATAGTATTCCGGATGATGCCTCTTGGGATATAGCAGATGATGCTTTATTATCGATGTATCTTGATGCTAGTTTTAGTTTAACTATTATCCATCAAAATCTTCCACAATTTGTACAAAATGATACTAACTCTGGCTTCTTTGGTTACTTACCAGATGTAGAAAAAGGGTTGTTTATTACAGATCCTAAAATAGTAAGTAAATTTACAAAAAATCTTATATAAATGAATCGTTATAACGACCCAACAATATTAAAAACAGAATATACGAATCGTCCATATTTTAAAGGTAGATTTTATCCAAATATTCCTTTGGCAGAGTCGGATGTGTATGTTATTACTACAGTTGGAGATAGACTTGATAGTTTAGCTTATTCTTATTATAATGATGCTACCTTATGGTGGATAATATCGGCAGCCAATAATAATATTACTAAAGGTGCATTATACCCAGAACCAGGCACTCAATTAAGAATACCAACGGATATAAACTACGTTTTAGATCTATACGAACAATTTAATAAAGCCAGATAAATGTTATGTCAATATTCAGAGAAACCTTTTCAACAGCAATAAAAGAATCTTTAGGGGCCCGACAAAAGGCTATGACTGATCGTACTGCTGATACAATTCAATATCTAAATTCACGTAACTCTTGGATACGAATGGTATCTAGTGTTGATGTTGGGGGTAATAATAATTCTGCTAAATTAAATGTACTACAGGGAGGAACATTAAATCCTACTACCACAGGATATTTTTTAAAATCAGGAGTAGGAGATTCAACTAATGCATATAGTAATAATACTTCCTTAGGTAAAAAGTATAAATTAGGTAGTCGCCCAATGCCTGGTATTACATCGATAGATGTAAAATCTAAATCAGCATATGGTTCATTAAGAGAAGTAGTAGTACATTTTCAATGTTGGGATATTAGACAACTTGAAGAATTAGAACAACTATACATGCGTCCTGGCTACACAGTACTTGTAGAATGGGGATGGACACCTTATTTAGATAATAAGGGAAAAATAGTTACAACACCACCAACCCATTACGACATTATAAATAAAGGTGCTACTGAACTATCTGTTATAGCAAAGGCTTTATATGATCAAAGTCTTTTATCTGGAGGAAATTATGATGCTAGTTTTGGCTATATTAAAAACTACCAATGGTCAGCTAGACCAGATGGTGGTTATGATTGTCAAACAACCGTTATATCAACAGGTGAAATTATTGAATCATTAAAGGTAAATTATGTAAGACCGGATTTATTAGACTATAAAATATATGATGTTAATTCTAAAGGGGATGGATATTTAAATCCAGAATTTGACCCACAAGGAACTTTTCCTTCAATTTATTTTTCTCCATCATATGAAAAAAATACATTAGCTGGTGTTTGGACTGAATTATATTATAAAATAATAGATGAAGATACTACTTTTAAAGCAGGAGGAATTTTTAAAACAATAGCTGCAGATAGAGGAGTAAATCATAACGATTTATGGATGATAGTTTCAGATCTTAAATTTAGTAATACTGATGCAAATAATACTATTGGTATAGGTAGAGCTGCGGGTAATAAACAAATATATGTAACATTAGATGTTGCTTTAGAATTTATAAATAAATACGTCACTGCTAAATCAAGTGGTGGTGAACCATTAGTAAAATTTTCTTTAACCACTAGTAATATAGTAAATAAAAAAAGTGAAGAATTACTATGCTTAGCTCATCCACTTCAAGTATCCGTTGATCCATCAGTATGTTTAATTCAAAGCCCATTATGGTATGATTCCACAACTTCTATTGTTAATCAAACATCCACCCAAGGATCAATAAACCAAATACCAGCGGATGCACAAGATATATATGATAAACTAAAAAAAGCCTCAGGTTATTATTCAACCAATGAAGATGATTTTAGAGATGCTGTACTCCTTATTGATTCTGAAACAACATATGATGTATTACTTACAAAAATAGCCGCTGCTCCTATTGTTGGTAAATCAGATTTAGCAAGTTTAATTACTATGCAAATTGAAAAATATGATTTATCTTATGCTCAAGATATGGAAGCTCATTTAAACTCAATAACTGGTTTAAAAGCAGTTGCTCATATAAAACAAGAAACCACAACTAGAACAACTAACGTAAAAAATGCTCCCGTAACAACTACTACCGTCACAAATGTATTTGATGCAGATAACTTTACCCCAGGAGGTGGATTTGAAATTACTAAAGTTAATGCCGCTGGCACTACATCAACATCTACAACCACAGCTGCTCAACTTGTAACATCATTACCAAATGCTTTAGGTACTATTGATAAACTCAAAAGCATCCCATTAAATTATTTTTATGGAGCGGCAAATGGAGATGATGAATTAGGTATTATAAGAAATATATATGTTAATTTAGATTTTCTTTACAGAACAGCAATTGATTCAGGTATTGAATCACAAGACCATAAAGAAAAAAATGAAATTAGTCTATACAAATATGTAAAAAATGTAATGATTGCTATTAATACTTCATTAGGAAGTATGAATAACTTTGAAGTACACGTTGACCCTATTGATAACAATGTAGCTAGAGTAATAGATATTAATTATACTGCTGATACGGCTTTATCAAAACTATTTGAACTACAAGTACAAAATATAAATTCAGTAGTAAGAAATTATAGTTTACAATCCCAAATATTCCCAGAACAATCAGCTATGATCGCTATTGGTTCTCAAGTTAAAGGAGGTCAATTAGGTATTCAAAATAATACTATGATTTCTTTTAATAAAAACATAAAAGATAGAATAATACCAGAAAAAAACTTCCCAGAAAAAAACGATTGGAACTCATCAAATAAAAATAATATTGGAGCTAGTTTAGCTAACATTATAATATTACTAGGTTCTTTTAATCCTTCTGGCGGTGCACCAACATCATCAAATGATACAAGTGCTTTATCTCAAGCAAAAAATTCTTTAAGAGATATAATAGTATATTTTCAATCTCTTCTTAAATCATCTAGCTCTAACAGAAGTATTATTCCTGTTAAACTTTCATTTGAAATGGATGGTATCGGTGGTTTAGTAATAGGACATTTATTTAAAGTAAATAAAGATATACTACCTGATGGATATTATAAAGCAAATTTAGCACAAACTATAACTGGTATATCTCATACTGTTGGAAATGGTGATTGGACAACTAAAATAGATGCTTTAAATATTATTTTAGAAGATAGATCTAAAAAATTTAAATTTAGTAAATCTGTAGATATGAATGCTGTAATAGAAAGTGCAGTAAATGCTCTAACTAATATCCCATCATTCAATATAATTTCATCAGCAATAAATTATCTTATAGGAGGTGCTAATAATAAATTAACACAATCCGCTCAAAAGACAGCATTATGGGGTGATAGTAATTTTAGAACAAAATTAAAATTAATAGCTGCTGACTTTAATATAGCTGAAATAGATCTTTTATCTGTAATGTATGCTGAGTGTGGATTAGATCCTACAGGACCTAAATCTTCATTATATCAAGATCCTGCAGATAAAACTCATTTCTTAAATAGTCCAAAAGACTCTACATGGAAGTTATTTACTGCTGGATTAATTCAATGGACTCCTATAACTGTTAAAGCAGGTGGATCCCCAGGCACACCATGGACTTTAGAAATAATTAAATCAACACCTGCTTTTTCACATGCTGATATAAACAAAACAAAACCAAGTGGCACTTCTAACTTTAGTCAATATGACCAGTTAGATTTAGCGTATCATTATTTTGATTATTATAGAAAAAGTGTTCAAGGTAAAGATTTATATCACATATATGGATTATGCTTCTTCCCATCTGCTGTCCCTTATCTAGATAAAGACGACACATATAAAATAGGTGGTGCCGTAGAAGCTCACTCAAATGACCAAATTGCTCTTGCTGGAGGAGACCCAGACCAAATTACTATAGGAGGATTTAAAAAATATGTTGATAATAATAGATTATCCGAATCAACAGGAATATTACAAACAGGAGTTAATTTCCTTTCTACTGGTCTTAATATTATTACTAAACCTTTCCAAGGTTTATTTACCCCAACACCTTCACCTCAGGGGCAAGGACCTATTATTAATCCTAGACCTCCAATAACTTTTCCAGGAATAAACTCTACAGGTACTTTTAATAATGTTCTTAATTCAAACCTTCTCCCTAGACCAAAAATAGGCGACCCAAACTATATTGATTTTATTACAAATCCTCAAAAATATAGACCCTTTTAACATTTTATAACTTAAATGAGAGTACCATCAAACCAAATATCAGTAAATTATACAACAGGTAACGAGTATGTTGATGTTAAAACAAATACTTTTTACCAAGGCTATTATTATGAGTTAAATGGTAAAAAATATGTTGGTGATTCTTTTAATCCCAAAGCTTCAGAAATAATAAAACAAAAAGAAGCAAATCAATTATTTAATAATAATGCAACTCTTACTTATTCTGCATTATCTGGCGTTACTTCTCAAAGCTTAAAAATTCCAAAAATATCGTCATTACAGGCAGCAACACGAACATCAGGTATTAGATTTTTTGCTAGAAACTTACAATATACCGGTGCTATATTAATAAAAGAAATTGATAAAGCTACTTATGTTTCATTACAAAATAATGCCTTTTATCAAACAACATATATTGGTGGAGATCAAGGATTAGATACAGCTGAAAAAATAATGCCTGGTTTAAATCTTTTTTTGAATGGCTAAAATTTAGTCTTATATTCCGTCAAATAAAAGGTTATGTTTTATATTATAGAGCGTCTAGACCAGCTAGAAAAGCTGGGTGACTTTGGAGATTGTTTCGTCAGCTTCATACCCAAAAGCAACAAGTATCATCCTGCATTAACTGACTTAAGTTTAGTTTATGTTAGGGATCTTATAAGAACTAAAGGATTTATGTTGTGTATCAACCACAACGAATCGTTTGGTTTAAATAAGGAAGATGTTAAATGGTGGTTACTTAATAATACACAGAAATTATGGGTATTAGATAAGAAAGAATCATTGTATTACTTCAACCACCCACAGAAATTATTCGATGTAAATTTCATTCAACACACACATAAGGTACCTACCAACTGTAGCGAATTTTACTACACACAACATTACTATTTACCTAATGTTAATTGCCTAATACCAATCAGCAAACATTACGAAGAGTGGGAAAATACATTTGATATCGTTGCGCCGATTATTGCATCGTTTACACCAAATGATCAATTTACCTTTAATAACGAACATGCGACTAATGTATTCTATCAGCTCGAATCAAGCGGTATAAAGCTCAATAAAACTTGCTTCATCGACTATTACCAAGGTAGATTACCCCACCCAGAATTCAATTTATCTCGCGGAAAAATATACACACATTATAATTTATATACAACAACATCTCGTCCATCCAACACATTTAACAGCGTTAACTTCGCTGCGTTAAATAAAGATGACGGCGAACGTATGTGTTACATGCCTGAGAATGATATGTTTATTGAAATGGATTTTCAGGGTTATCATCCACGCCTAATCGGTGAAATGGTTGAATGGCATTTCCCTAAAGACAAAAACACATATGAACTGTTGGGTCAGTTATTAAATGTATCACAACAAGACGCTAAAGAATTAACATTCAAACAGTTGTATGGTGGTGTATGGAGTGAATATCAATACAAACCATTCTTTAAAGATGTAAATATGTTTATCGATGATATGTGGGATGAGTATCAATATGGAAAGCAATATAAAACGGAAAATAAAATATTTATGCCTGACGTTAATATTACTCAAGCTAAATTATTTAATTATATAGTTCAGAGCAAAGAAACGTCAACCAACGTCAAATTATTAGGAAAGTTATTTGATTATTTAAAAGATAAAAAAACCAAAATTGTATTATACACATATGATGCGTTTTTGTTTGATTACAGTAAAGAAGACGGCGACATATTACAAGATATAGTAAATATGCTTGAATATCCTGTAACAATTAAACAAGGAAATACATACCACGGTTTAACTAAAATATAAATATTTATAATGGACTATACATTTTTAGATTTGAACAAATTATTCTGCACATTTACCAGGCCTGATGACTTAGAGAACATCGTTTCTACTATCAATCGCCGTCACGCCATCTTATACAATAAGATATTTATCCTTGAATCGCCACAGAGCGACGAATTGATGTGCACATACAACATAGATGCAGGCAACTCATCAGATGCCCCATTACCAAATACTATATTATTGCACCGTAAAAAGGAAAGCAATACACTGTATACAATCAATGCTCTTAATACATTGATTAAAACACTAAATAAAGGTGTGCTAGACACAAAATATATTGTAAATTGGCATGACTATAAGAACAGCATATTGCTTACTAACGGTCCTGATTTACGCAAATTAGATACATCTATTTATAAGATCATAGATTTTAATAAGTAGTTTTGGCTGTCTAAATTTCTTATCTTATATTCAAGTCTAAAATAAAACAGTTATGGATTTAAATCTGGCAAAGCAGAAGTTAGCCGCTGCACAAAACAAAGGTAGTCAACAAAGAGAAAGAATTGACTACACTAAAATTTTCTTTAAACCAAAAGCAGGTAAGTACCAAGTAAGAATTCTACCTTCAACGTATGATAAGGCATGGCCTATCCGTGAAGTACAGTTCCACTATGGTTTCTCAAAAGGACCTATTTTGGCATTATCAAACTGGGGTGAAGCAGATCCAATTGCTGATTTTGCTAAAAATCTTCGTAAGTCATCTGACAGAGAAGATTGGCAATTAGCTAAAAAGATCGAGCCGAAATCTCGTTATTTCGCTGCTGTAATCGTACGTGGTGAAGAACACCTAGGTGCTCGCCTATGGGAGTTTGGTAAATTAACAAACGATCAATTATTAGGTATTGCTGCTGATGAAGATTATGGTGATTACACCGATATCACAGACGGTAGAGACTTTACTATTGATGCTGTTGAAGATGTTATTGCTGGTAGAAAGGGTATTAAATGTAACCTTCGTATCAAACCAAAAACAACTCCAATCTCTGAAGATGCAGCGTTAGTGGAAAAAGTACTTAACGAGCAACCTGATATTTTGGCAATCAATCGTAGATACACTTACGAGGCTTTAAAAGACATCTTGACTAAATGGTTAAATCCAGAGGAAGAGGCAACCGCTACTGAAACTCCAATCGCGTCTGCTGATGCTGATGAGGAAGATGATTTCATTAAAGAAATTAACAAACCAGTAACACCAGCTTATTCTCTAGAAACTCCTGCAGCTAAAACTAGCAATGCAGATAAATTTAACGATCTATTCAACGACTAATTATGGCAAAAAGTAAAGACAGCTTAACGACTGTAGTATCCGAATCGTTAAAAAAATCATTTAACATTGATGCATTTAAGAAATCTAAATTCTTAGATCAGTCTGTTAAATTTAAACCACAAAGATGGATTAAACTGTCTGAAGCTTTCCAAAATGTCATTTCATTACCTGGTATTCCGATGGGCCACATAAGTTTATTACGTGGTCACTCGGACACTGGTAAAACAACAGCAATGTTAGAGGCAGCAGTAGCAGCCCAAAAAATGGGTGTACTACCTGTCTTTATCATTACTGAAATGAAATGGAATTGGGAACACGCTCAACAAATGGGCTTCGAAATGGAACCTGTAGTTGACACTGAAACAGGTGAGATTATTGATTATAAAGGTTTCTTCTTGTATATTGATAGAGGTGCACTAAACACAATTGAAGATGTAGCAGCATTTATTGCTGATTTATTAGCCGAACAAGCAGCAGGTAAATTACCATTTGACTTATGTTTCTTCTGGGATTCTGTAGGATCTATTCCTTGTAGATTATCAGTTGAATCTAATAAGAATAATAATGAGTGGAATGCTGGAGCTATGTCTCAACAGTTTGGTAACTTTATCAATCAGAAGGTTATCTTATCTCGTAAGGAAAATCAACCGTATACTAATACACTAGTAGCTGTTAACAAGGTGTGGGTTGCAAAACCAAATTCACCAATGGAACAACCTAAAATGAAAAATAAGGGCGGTGATACAATGTTCTTTGATTCATCACTTGTAGTAACATTTGGTAATATTTCAAATAGTGGTACTAGTAAGATTAAAGCAACTAAAGATGGTAAAGACGTTGAATTTGCTAAGCGTACTAAAATATCAGTTGATAAAAACCACGTTACAGGTGTTCAAACAAAAGGTACTGTTACAATGACAGTTCATGGTTTCATTGATGATGATAAGAAAGCAATCGATGTATACAAGAAAGAACATTCTAAAGAATGGTTATCAATTCTAGGTTCAGATGATTTCGATGTAATTGAAGAAGATGAAATGCAAGAAAATTTTAAAGAAATAAATCTAGTAGATGTCGAAGAGTAAATATGAACAATTACTCTCCAACGTACAACCAGACATCAGAAAAGAACTAAGCTCAATTTTAATCATAGACGGCCTTAATACATTTTTAAGAGCGTTTACAATGATTAATCATATAAATCCCGACGGCCACCATATTGGTGGCCTAACCGGATTTCTTAAATCAATTGGTTATGCGATCAGAATGGCTGATCCAACTAAAGTAGTTATCGTATTTGATGGTGTGGGTGGTTCAAACGCTAGGAGAAATTTGTTCCCAGCATATAAAGCAAACCGTAATGCTAACCGCATGACGAACTATTCTATCTTTCAGTCTAAATCTGAAGAACAAGAAAGTATTAACAATCAAATGGAACGTTTGATTCAATACCTTAAATGTTTACCCGTTACTATTACTAGTATTGATGGTTTAGAGGCTGATGATATTATTGGATATTTAGCTACTAAATTTCAGTCACATGATGATACTCAAAAAGTAACTATCATGTCTGCTGATAAAGACTTCCTACAATTAGTATCAGATAAAGTACATTGCTACTCTCCTGTTAAGAAAAAAATATACACACCAAAAGATGTATTAGAAGAATTTGGTGTTAGTAGTTATAATTTTCTAAACTATAAAGTATTAATGGGGGATTCATCTGATAACATACCTGGTATAACTGGTTTAGGCCCTAAAAAACTAATTAAATTATTCCCAGAATTAAATAGCAATGTTAATGTTACATTAGATAGCATTATAGAAAAATCAGCTGAATTAATTAATGAAAATAAATTGTATTTATCTGTTGTAGAAAGACGACACCAATTAGCTATTAATCATCAACTAATGTCTTTGAATGGTAGTTTCTTATCACCAGAGAATAAACAATTAGTTAAAGACGCATTTACCAATTCGTATGAATTAAATATACCGATATTCTTGCAATTATACCACAATGATAAGTTAGGTGAAAGTATTCCTAATGCACAATCATGGTTATCACAATTATTTGGTTATCCAAATTCTTTTAAATAAATTTAAGTTATGACAACGTTACAAAAATTATCAACATACGGACCCGTATTTCAAATAAAAGTATTAGGAGCCTTGCTAACGCAACGACAATTCCTAATTAACATTATAGACTCACTCGATTCAGAGTATTTTGAATCATCAGCACATAAGTGGGTTATTGAATATATTCAAAAGTACTTCAGTGAATATCACACAACACCAACAGTAGAGACATTATCTATTGAAGTAAAGAAGATTGAAAATGAAGTATTAAGAATATCAATAGCTGAAGCGCTAAGAGAAGCATATAAAATGTCTGATCAAAGTGATTTAGAATGGGTTGAAAATGAATTTAGTACCTTCTGTCGTAACCAACAAGTTAAAAAAGCAATATTAGGTTCAGTTCAATTACTTGAAATGAATGATTTTGAAAGTATATTACAACTAATCAGTAAAGCAGTTAACGCAGGTGAAGATAAAACGATAGGATTAGATTATAATTTAGATATTGAAGCTAGATATCGTGAAGATGATAGAAACTGTATTCCGTTTCCTTGGCCTGTATTTAATGATATGACACAAGGTGGTTATGGTAAAGGCGATTTAGTGTTAGTATTCGGCAATCCTGGAGGTGGTAAGTCATGGGCTATTACAGCAATGGGTGCTTATGCTGCAGCATTAGGATATAATGTAGTACACTATTCACTTGAATTAGGTGAAGGTTATGTAGGTAAAAGATATGATGCTGTATTTTCAGGTATCGAAGTTGATAAATTACATTTACATCGTAAAGAGGTTGATGAGATTGTAGGTAAAGTAAAAGGTAAGGTTATTATTAAAGAATATCCACCTAAACGAGCATCATTCGATACGATAGAGGCACACTTACAACAATTAGAACACCAAAACGATTTCAAACCAGATTTAATTATCATTGACTATCTAGATTACATGCGTACACGCTCTAGAAAAGAACGTAAGGAAGAAATTGATGATGTTTATGTTGCTGCTAAAGCATTCGCTAAAGAAAAAGGTATACCTGTTGTATCACCATCACAAGCAAATAGAGGCGCAGCTAAATCAGATATTATTGAAGGTGATAATGCAGCTGGTTCATATGAAAAGATTATGATTGGTGATATTATATTATCATTAGCTCGTAAACGTAAAGATAAAATTGAAGGAACTGGTAACTGGCACATCATGAAAAATAGATATGGTGCTGACGGAATGACATTTAGATCTAGAATAAACACATCGAACGGATATATTGATATAGATCGAAATCCAGTAGATGACGATGATATTGAAATAGGTTCACAAAATAAAGCTGTGAATGATTTCTCAAGTGTAGGTACAGAAGAAAGACAAATGCTTAATAAGAAGTTTTTCAAACTTGAAAACTAATTAAGGTATATACTATATTTATAACTACAACAATAAAAATTATGATAAAGGTTAAACGATTTACGGCTACATGGTGTGGCCCATGCAGAATTCTTGCTCCAATTTTTGAACAATTTGAAGCAAGCTTCCCAGACGTTATATTTGAAACAATAGACGTTGACGAAGATAAAGAAGCAGCGGCAGAAAACTTTGTTACCTCAATCCCTACCGTTATATTTACAAAAGACGGAGTTGCAAAACAACGTTTTACTGGTATTCAACCAAAGTCTATGTATGTAGACACTATTAACTCACTAAAATAAAAACTGGAATTAAAATGGATGTAACGCAAGAGATTCTTAGCGAGATTACTACGTACATGAAGTACGCTAAGTATGTGCCTGAATTAAAAAGAAGAGAAACATGGAGCGAATTAGTTACGAGAAACAAGGAAATGCATCAAACTAAATTCCCACAACTAAAAGATGAAATTGAAGAAGCTTATAAAATGGTCTACGATAAGAAAGTACTACCGTCAATGCGTTCGTTACAGTTCGCAGGCAAACCCATTGAACTTAATAATTCTCGTATATTTAATTGTTCTTTTCTTCCTATCAATGACTGGAGAGCCTTCAGCGAGATAATGTTCTTATTGTTGAGTGGTTGCGGAGTAGGATACTCAGTTCAAACACATCATGTTGATGAACTACCTGAAATTAAGGTGCCAACTAAACACAAAAGATATTTAATAGGCGATAGTATTGAAGGATGGGCAGATGCGGTAAGAATGCTTTGCAAAGCGTATTTTACAGGTGCTCCGTTGCCTTTATTCGATTATAGAGATATTAGAGCTAAAGGCGCTCAGTTAATCACTGTAGGTGGTAAAGCGCCAGGTCCTGAACCATTGAAAGAATGTTTATTTAACTTACAAAAGGTATTTGAACGTAAAAAGAATGGTGACAAATTAACATCATTAGATGCTCATGATATGGCTTGCCATATTGCTGATGCAGTATTAAGTGGTGGTATTAGACGTGCTGCATTAATTTCATTGTTTAATTTAGATGATGAAGAGATGTTAACATGTAAATTTGGTGCTTGGTGGGAAGAAAATCCACAACGTGGCCGTGCTAACAATAGTGCTGTAGTAATACGTCACAAAATTGATGAAGAGGAATTTCTTAAATTATGGAAGAAAATTGAATTAAGTGGATCTGGAGAACCAGGTATCTACTTTAGTAACGATAAAGAATGGGGAACAAACCCATGTTGTGAAATTGCTCTTAGACCATTCCAGTTCTGTAACTTATGTGAAGTAAATGTATCAAACATTGAATCACAAGAAGACTTAAATGAAAGAGTACGTATAGGTGCATTTATTGGAACATTACAAGCAGCATATACTGATTTCCATTACTTAAGAGACATATGGCAGAAAACAACTGAAAAAGAAGCATTATTAGGCGTTGGAATGACAGGTATTGGATCAGGTGTTATTTTAAATTACGATTTAAAGAAAGCAGCTGACTTAGCTAAAACAGAAAACGCTCGTATCGCTGAAATTATTGGAGTTAATAAAGCAGCTCGTGTAACTACAGTTAAACCATCAGGAACATCATCATTAGTATTAGGAACTGCATCAGG